GGAGATGAAAGTCATAGTTTTAATGGTTCGATTACATATACTTTGTCAGCTTCAGATACAGTTAAATTATATACAAAACAAAATTCAGGTTCTAGTCAAGATTATACTAGTGAATCTGGTGAAAAAAGACAATTTTTTACAATGTTTAAAATAGCAGGAGCATAGAATGGCAAGTTTATATACAAAAGTTAAATTATACCTAGAAGCAAATTCAAAAACATGGGATGATGCAAAAGTATCATTACAAAATAATAATGGGTCTGGAGATTATATTAAAACATGGACATACAGTGACATAACAAAACCAACTGATTCTCAGATAGCTTCTTATGAAACAGCAGGTAATGAAGAAGAAACATTAACTAAGATTCTTGTAAAAAGAAAAAAAGAATACTTATCTTATAATGAGCAATTAGATAAATTGTGGCATGATATTAATGATGGTAAATTAGATAAGACAGGTTCTTGGTATACTCATATAAAATCAGTTAAAGACGCAAATAGTAAAAGTTAAAATAGGAGGACAACGATATGTGTGAATATTGTGGCGGTGGTTGTGGTGGTAACTGCTAATGAAAAGCGAAAAACCTAAAACACAAAGGCTACCAAAAAAGAAACCACAGGAAGAGGCTTTAAAACAAACTAAACTTAAACAGTTAACTAAGCCTCAACCTGAACCTCAAAAACCAAGGACAGTTATTAAAACTACTGCTCCTATGAAAAAAAGAATGAAACCTATTAGAGGACAAATGGTAGAAGCTAATCAAACATCTAAACCTATGTCTCCTAAAATGAGAACAGATATAGCAGCTAAACCTACTGCAGGTAGAATAACTTCTACAGATGTATTTGAAAAAAGAAAAAAAGAAAAGAATCAAGCTATGGTGCGTAAGATGAAACCATTAAGGATAGAATAATTGAAAATATCAGACAATACAGCTATTAGTATGCCTATGAGAAATCTTCTTAGCATACTTGCAGCTACAGCAGTCGGTGTATGGGCCTACTTTGGGGTTATTGAAAGATTAAATAATATAGAAACTAGAGCAACTTTATTTGAGGCAGATTTAGTTAAACAAGCAGACCAAGTTCCTTTAGACCAAGAACAGTTTATGTTAATTGAGTTTATGGCAGAACAGTTAGATGGTATTCAAAAAGAAATGGAATCTATGATGTCCAATACAGTTAATATTAATTTTTTAAAAGACCAAGTTTTAAAATTACAAGATGATGTTGAAGAATTAAAAGATAAGGTAAGGGAAAATAAAAATGGTAACTAAAATAATTATAGCTTTAATTTTATTTTCAGGTGGCACTATGATTGAACATACTGTGACTGATGGTGTTAAAGATTGTCTTGAAAAGAAAAGAATTATAGAACGTAATATGCAATCAGATACAGCAAGAGTATCTTGTGCTAAAGTGGAAGCACAAATAGAAACTATAGAAGGTGTAGAATTTATTAGGTCTATGAGTAAGGTTAATTAATGTTAAATAAATTATGGTTTTTAGTTTTTATCTACCTATCAGTTTTAGGTGCAGGGTTATCTCAAAAAATTTTTGCAGCAGATACAAATACTGTGTCATCAACTGTAGTTACAAATAACACACCACCTACAGCAAATAGTCCATCCGTGGTGGTAAATAACAGTGACGTATGTACCAGTGCCTATTCGGGAGCAATTCAAAGCCAAGTATTAGGTATTAGTTCAGGAATAACTATCAAAGACACAAATTGTGAGATGATTAAATTAGCGAGGTCTCTTTATGGTATGAATATGCGTGTAGCTGCGGTAAGTACATTATGTGCTGACTATCGTATTTTTGACGCAATGTGGATGAGTGCAACTTATTGTCCGTTTATGGGGGCCATTGGCGAAGACGCAAAAGAAGGTTGGAATAATAATAGACATTTAGTTCCTGCCGGTAGTAAAGTATTTTTATCTATAGAACAAATGGAATTAGAACAAGAAAAAGTTGTACAAGAACTTTATAAGGCAGAAAAAGAAGAACAAAAAAAGATTGAACAAGAAAAACAAGCATTGCTTAATGAATTAAATCAAGGAGTACACAAAGAAAGAAATGACCAGATTAAAGGAATTACTCTTGGTGGTCTTGCTTTGCTTTTGTTACTCTAGTATAAAAGCAGATTGTACAAATACCACAATAGGTTTATGTACACCCGGAACTGAAGAGGTTATAGTTGAAACCATCACGGAAGAAACCGAGCAAGATGGAACAGGCATTAATACTATCACTACCAGTGTTATTGATACTACTACTACCACCATTACTATTGAAGATTCAGGGGATGTTTTGGATGGAAGTACCGGCTATGTAAACACTTCTAAAGAAGGTGACATGGACATTGATTGGGGTGGCCAAGGTTCAGCTTCTATGCCAACAGGTAATTCTTGTTATGGATTAGGTACTGATAAATGTGCTATGATTACAGGAAGTGGTAACTCTACCTCTGCAATGGGAGTATCTGGAATGGGTACTACCTTTATACAAACAATAGATATAAGTGATTTAACTATTGACAAAGGTGGAGAAGTAGTGTATAATATAAGTGTAGACAAACAAGATTCGCAAGACAGAATCTACATGCATATTACAGGTCGTAATGGCAATACTTCAATTTTTAGTGGTACAGATATATTATCTGAAACAGGTGTTACAAGTGGATATCAACAATATTCTGGTAACTTTGAGTTTGCAGGAAGCATCAATACACTAATAGTAGAAGTAGGTGGAAGAGATATTAACCTTGCTGTCGGTCCAGTATTTGATGATGTTAGTATAGAAGTATTCTATAATGTTGTCAATACAATAGTTACTCAAGAAATAACTACTGTAGAAATGTATATATCTTTAAATTCAGATGTTACTACAGAAATTATAGATGTTGTAGAAACTATATTTGAATTTAATGAACCGGTAGAAGACGCACCTGTATTTACATTAGAACCTATGGATGAGCCTATGGAAGATTTTACATATGAATCTGTAGAAATGGAAATAGAGTTTGAAGTAGACTTTGGTATGGAAATAGAAATGCCTGAATTTGATATGCCTATAACTACAGACATGGATATGGAAATGCCTATGGACATAGAGATAGTAAATATTGAAATGGAAATGGAATTAGAAATACCTATGGATATGGAAATGGAAGATACACCTCCACCAATGGTAGTAGCTAAAATGGAAGAACCAGAGGTAGAAGTAGATGTTGAACCACAAACAGAAAAACCAACTATGGATATGCAGGAACCAACAGACGAAGAACCTGTTATGGAAAATGATATGGATAGTGGACCAGATGAAACAGAAGAAGTTGAACAACCCGATAGCGAAGCTACTGAAGAATCCCCTGTGGAAGATGAAAGTAGTGATGAGCAAGAAGATGTACAACAGGAAGAAGTTGAAGAACCTACTGAAGAACCTGTAGAAGAAGTTGAAGAACCTAAAGAAGAACCCAAACAAGAAACAAAGCAAGAACAAAAACAAAAAGCTGCTACAAAGATTGTTAAAAAGATGGGTGATAAAGGTAGATATGAGACAACCAATCAAATAAAAACTTTGATAGTAATGCAAGTATTAGCAAATAGTAAAAGTTTTTTTGTAGATACACAGTTACCTGAAGTACAAGGATTTTTTACAGATGTAGAATTACCTGATACAACAATAGCAGATAATAATATAGCAAACTATTTTATGACAATGGATAGTGATAATACATTTAATCAAATAGTAGATAGTCAATACAATAGATAGGAGAAAAATGGCAGAAGTTGAATACAAAGGAATAAAGGTAGGTGGCTCAAAGCTACTACTTATAATTCCATTATTAGGCACAATGATTGGTGGCCTGTGGGGCGGCTTTGAAGTGTATCAACGATATATTATAATGGAAAAAAAGATTAATTCGTTTATAAGCCCTGACCTTTCTGATTATGACAAGAGAATAGATTTAGTAAAGCAACAAGTAACAATGTTACAAAGTGAATTATCTATGATATTAGAAGAAGTAAACCTAGTGGCTTCTGTTGCAAAAGAATTGAAGAACGACCTTAAAGGGGATGTCCGCAGAATTGAAACAATCGTAGAAGATGTAGAGACCCGAGTTAAAGAAGACTCTAGAACTAATGAAAAAGAATTAAAAGAACTTGTAAAAGAAATAGAACAAGATATGGCTGACTTAGAAAATAAGGTAGCAGATACTATACAAAAAACTTTAGCTAATCCGTTAGCGGGAATGAAATAATGAAAATAGATTTAAAAATAATTTTACCATACATAGTTATACTTGCAAGTCTTGCAATGACATGGGGTATGTGGAGTGAGAGACTAGAAGCAGTCGAAGCTAAAGTAGATGCAGTCACACAAATCCAACAAGACGTAGCAGTAATAAAAGAAAAAATTATGTGGATGGAATCTTATTTAATGGGAGATAATTAATGGCAGTAGATAAATTTGGAAATCCAATATTAGAAGAGTGGAGAAAGGGTTCTGGCGACCGATACAGCAATATACCTGAAGAATATAGACAAGGTTTTAGAGATAGTGAATTTAATAGGCCTGTAGCAGGTGGTATGGCTTTGACAGATATAATTTTACCAGATGGTAGAAAAATACAATTTAGTGACACAGGTTCTGCAGGACAATTTAGAAAGTATTTAGATAGTATTAATGTTAAACCTCAAGACCCTAATTTTGAAAGTGTGTCTCCCGTTACATATGACACTTTTGATAATCCTATTAATGTAACTTTTCCTGCTACACCTCAACCTACACTAACAGACCCATCACAATTTGCACAAGCACAAGTAGGTGCTGCAGTTAGACAACCAACATTACCTGAAGGTGGAGCCGTTCTACCTAATCTTGCGTTACAATCCGTAACACCTAATCAATTACAAACAACACCCGGACTTCAAGGAACAGTAGCAGCAGCTACACCCACAGCTACAGTTGCACCTACAATAGAGGCAGCAACAGTACCCGGTGCTTCACAGGTAGCACAGGCAACTACACCTGCAGCTAATACTTATGATTATACCGCAGCAACAACAACCGGTGCAATACCACAAGCTATAGCAGCACAAGGCACAGTCAGTCAACCTATGGTTGCAGCACAAGAAGATTTAACTTCACTACCACCTGCAGCTACAGTACAGGGACAACTAGCTAATATATCTGAATCAATTAACAATGCAGTTAATCAAGGTACATCCTTACCGGCATTTGCTTCAGGGGCCAAAAGATTAGTAGATGCAGCTATGCAACAAAGAGGACTAGGTGCTTCTAGTATTGCAGCAGAAGCTTTAGCACAAGGTATTATATCAGCTTCTATTCCAATAGCACAACAAGATGCAGCAACATATAAAGAAGCAATCTTTGCTAATTTAAATAATAGACAACAAGCCGCACTTACAAATGCTAGTGCCTATCTACAAATGGATATGGCTAACTTAAATAATAATCAACAAACAAGTTTAGCTAACTTACAAGTTAGACAACAATCTTTATTCTCAGACCAAGCGGCAACAAATGCAGCATCACAGTTTAATTCACAGAGTCAAGCACAAACAGACCAATTCTTTTCTAATTTAAATACATCTGTTAAAACATCTAATGCTCAAAGAACAGATGCAATGAATCAATACTCTATAGCAGAAAGAAATAAGATATCTGCACAAAATGCACAAAATAACATAGCAGTTGATGAAGCAGATGCACAAAGAGAAGCTGCTATTAATCAATTTAATTCTCAACTACAAGACCAAAGACAAAGATTTAATGTAGAAAATCAAAGAGTAATTGACCAATCAAATGTATTATGGAGAAGACAAGTTAACACAGCTAATACTGCAGCAATTAATGCAGCTAATCAAACAGATGCACAAAACTTATTACAGATATCTAACTTTGCATTATCATCACTATGGCAACAATGGAGAGACGAGGCATCATGGGTAAATACTGCATCAGAAAATAATAAAGATAGGGCGCATAACATTGCTATGGCTGCATTAGAAAGAGAAACAACAATGGCTTTATATGATGAAGAAAGTAAAGCAGCACTTAATGGATTAATCGGTAGATTAGGTTTAGAAATATTTGAGAGTATATTACCTAACAATACAACTACATAGGAGATAAAATGGATATAGCAACATTAACACAAGTAATATCTTTAGGTAAAAGTTTTTTAGGAGGGGGAGATTCTGGAGGTGGTAAGCAATCATCTATACAAAAACTTCGACCTGACTTTGATAAATATAAAGTAGGAACAGATAGTTATGGATTTGCAGACAGTCAGGCTTTATCAGAACCCGGACAAGCAGCACAAATACAACAAGTATCATATAAACAAACACAACAGTTTTGGGATAATTATTTAAGAGATTATATGGGGGATATGTAATGGCAGAAAGAACAACAAATCCATTTGACGCACCAGTACCGGGCCAATCATTAACAGATACACCTAAGAATTATCCTTGGGAACATGCACCACAATTTGCTACAGTAGAAGACGCATCTATGCAGATATGGGAAGGTTTAC